ACCGCCACCGCAAACCCGTCAAGGTCCGCAGCGTGCCGGACCGCCAGCTTCTGCACTTCGGCGATTTCCTTGCCGAGCAGACGCGCGGCCGACTCCATCACGATGGCCTCAGCGCGGGCATTGGGCTGGCGACGGGTTGGCGGCGCCTGCAGGTCAGCAGACGCGCTCGACGGTTTGCCCGTGATGTTCTGCTGCTCGAGCAGCTTGTCGTACGCAGGGTCGTCGATCTTGTTGCGGTTCTCGATCTTGCGCGCTTCGTTGCGCGTGAGGATCGGACCGCCGGCCGCCAGCACGAGGCCGGCCATGCGCTCAGAGAACTTGCCCCGCACGATTGCATCGCGCTTGAACTCGGCGTAGTAGGTCCGAGGCGCGAGGATCAACTGGCTATTCACCGCGAACTCGAACAGCGAGAGCCACCCACCCATCGAGTACGTGAGAAACGACTCGTCGAACTGCTCGGCGTTTCCGAACGACGGGTCGGAATTCTCCAGCATCTGCCGCGGCACTCCGAGCCAGCGCGCCATATCATCGACCGAGAACTTACGCGAGAGAAGCATCTGCGCGTCCTCGGGCGTCATCGTGTTCGGCGTGAACTCAGCACCCTGCTCCAGCACCTTCGGCAGATGCTGCTCGCCTGGCTTCGTCACGTACGACTGCGCCATGCGCCGGCCGGCCTCTTCGTTCAGCACGCCTGGCACCTTGATCCAGCCGCCGTTCAGCGTGCCCTTCGAGAAGATGTTGGCCGCGTATGTCTCGTTCGCCCGCGCAGTGCCGAGGCTGTCGCGTGCGTACTCCAAAATGCCCTTCCCGTCAGCACCACGCAGAAAGAATATTTCGTCTTGCGTGTGAACCGTTGTCGCGCCAGTCTGCTCGTCGCGCACATGGAACAGATAGCGGCCACGGTTCGGCCCGCGCTTGATTTGCTCAGGCGTTACAAAACGCGGGTGAATCGGGTGCAGCTCATGGACGAAACCGCGCGCGCCGGGCACGATCCAATTGAACGCCCACCCGTAGTCGACGACGTGAAAGACCTGCTCGCGGCGCCACTGAAACGAGTCTTGGTAGCTGTTCGGGGCATCGTGCAGCACGTCGTACAGCGGATGGTCGGCGGCCGTCTCGGACCCTCCGCCGTTCGCCAGCGACCGATACACCTGAAACGGCAGCATCGCCAGCACGGTGCCGAGGATGTTGCGACCGCGATACCACGCACTGAGTTTCTGGGCGTTCGACGAGTCGACACGCTCACCAGACGCTGACCGCGTGCCGCCTACGTCGGTGTACCAGAAGTCGGACGTCGGCTCCGGCGTGCTGGCCAGAAGCCCACCCCCGCCGAGAATGCGCGCGAGAACATCCATTTACGGCTTCCCCTTCGGCCGCAGATACGGCCAGCTTCCCGCCACCATCAGCACGCCACCACCCACGATCGCCGCGATGGCTCCAGACCACTGCACGGCCATGCCCCACTCGAGCGCCACAAACCCGCCGAGCACGAGCACGGCGTTGATGTTGCGCGCCACTTCGACGACCAGTTGCCGCATCACACCTCACCAGCCAAATAACGCGCAGCGCACTCGACGCGTTCGCGACTGTCTCCGAGCAGCCCGATACCCACATTGCACTTGCGGCACAACAGTCCACGCACTGCGCCAGTTACATGGTCGTGGTCGACCGCGAGTAGTTTCGTCTCTCCAGTACGGCTGTTGATCAACGTCTCAGGCTGCCGGCATACCGCGCAGACTCCTGCCTGCTTGCCGTGAAGTTCCCAGTACGCTTCAGGGGTTAAGCCGAACCGTCTAAAGCCGCGAATGCGTGATTGCGCTTGGCCTTCCGGCGTCGCGCCGTATTCCTTAGCCTTTGCCCTAATGCGCTCACGGTTCTTCGCGTCATACCGACGCTTGGCCGCCAGCACTCTTTCGCGGTTGGCGGCAACCCACTTCTTCTGACTCTCACGCTTTCGCGCGCTATTGTTACGCGCCCAGACCGTTGAACGAGGCGTAGCCGTAGCAGTCATAAGTAGTCTGCAAGCGAGCGCACGCCTCGCGTCGCGTAGACGCTGGCCGCGGCGTATGGGGTCGCGCTCATCTTCGCCAGCGCGTCGATCAGCGCCACGCCGCCGTCGATGCGTTTCCGCTGGTTGATCTTCACCGGGCGAATCTCTCGCCACGCGTTCTCTTCGATGGCGAGATTGCCGACACACCAGCTCATGCAGAGGTTCCCGTCATGCGACAGGTTGCCGCTCACGATGAGCGCCTCGAGCAGCTTCGTTGGTGCCGACAGCCGACGGAAGCCCTGCGGAATCTCTTCGACCATCGTGTCGCCGAAGTATCGCTGGAGTTTCGACACGACGCCGGCCGCTCCGGCCTGGTCGATGCCTATTCCGCGAATCTTGTACTTCGTCGCCAGCGTGGCAATCACGAACTCGACGATCGCGTCGTGGTCGATGAGCGAGCCCGGCGACGTGAACACATGCGGCGGGGTCGCCTTTGCCCACTCGGGGTACGGGATCTTGTCTTCTTGGGCGCGCCGCGCCAGCGTCTTCTCAGGCATCCAGAAGTACGCCAGCACGTCAACGGCCCGGTCGATGGGTTGCCCATCAGAGGCCGGCGCGGCGCGTTCCAAGTCGCGCGGGAAGACCAACACCACCGCCGACAGATCGATCTTGTCGGAGAGGTCGATCCCGACGAAGCATTCACGGCCCACAAGCGACGCGCTAGAGATGGTGCCCTTACACGAAGCCCACGACTCCGGAGAGAGCCACGCGGTCGCCTGCTGCGTCCACTGGCAGAAGTTCAACCGACGCACCAGGTTCCGCTGCGACGGGAGATCGACCGCTTCCCGTACTTGCTCGCGCAGGTACTGCCATGACAGCGACACACCGAGATTCGGGTTGGGCTTCAGCCAGTGCGGCCCCTCCGTCTTCCAATCGTCACAATCGGGGCAATCGTCCGAGGGCTGGTACTTCCCGGCTTTCTGGCATCGCTGGCACGCGTCCAGATGGCAGATGAACGCGAACCACGCATCGTTCTCGATGAGCCCCTCGAGGATCTGGCGGCTCATATCGTGATGTTCCCAGCAGACCGTGTCGCGGTCGAACCCGCTATTCGTGATTTCGAGGATGAGCGCGCTCTGGCGGTTCTTCGTGCCGGCGCGCATCTTCGCCGTGACGACGTTCGACGGGTGCTCGTGCAGTTCGTCGATCAGCGCCATGTGTACGCGCTTGCCGTCCAGCCCGCGCTTCTCAGCCGAGATCGGCCGGATGAAGCACCCGGTCTCGAGCACGGCCAGGTTGTTGACCTTCTGGTCAAACAGGGCGTTAAGTTCAGGCGACACCTTCACCATGTTCTCGGCGTCGGTAAATGCCAGCTTGGCTTGGTCCTTCGTGACGGCTGCGCAGAAACACTGCGCCCCGCGCTCGCCATCGGCCACGGCGCCGTAGATCAGGATGCCGGCGCCGAAAGGCGTCTTCCCTGAGCCCTTCGCCGTCTCGATGTAGGCGACACGGAACCTCCGAGCGCCCGACGCCGTGTACCAGCCAAATAGCGACCCTGCGATGAACGCCTGAAACGGCGACAGGATGAACGGCTTCCCGCCGGTCGTGGTGCCTTCGTCGTCCTCATCAGGCAGGCACAGCACGTCCGCGAAGAACTCGATCACGCGAACGGCTTGCGCAGGCTTCCAGACCAACCCACGCGCCGCGCCAGTGTCGAGGTCGCGGAGGTGACGCGCACACGCCAGACGTACGAGCTTCGCAGCGACGGTCTGACCGTCCACCACGCTCCGGGCGTACGCCGTCACAGGGTCGAGCACGTCAGCCACGCGCCACGAACCGATCCAGTTTGCTCACCGGTTTTTCGGCCGGAGCCGCCGTCGCCATAGGCTTACCCATCGGGCGCAGACCGAACGCGTCAAGCCCGCCCTCGACCCGCTGAATCATCCCGCGATGATTCGAGCTGCCCTGGTCGGTCACGCTCTGGCCGTAGCGTCGCTCCAGCACGATATTGCGGCACAGCACCCGAAAGGCCAGCGCCGACGCCTGCGTCAGCGTGCCGGCCTGCATCGCGTGCGGGGCGAGCTCCAGCCACACCAGCCGTTCTTCGACGCTCAGGTCGTTGGGCGCGTCGAACTCCGTCACCTCGGGCAGTGGGGCCACCGGGGCCGGGGCCGATGGATGCGCCAGCACGCGCGCGGCGACCTTCGAGGCGTTGCCAGCCACGAGGCGTTCCGCGTCCGTCTTCTTCGGGCGGCCTGCACCTCTGCGCGCGCCACCGCTTCGTCCCTTAGCCCCTGCCATTTGATTGAACCGTAAACCCCACCGTCATCAGGACATACCTGTCATTTGATTTCCCGGAACTATGCGCGAAAG